GAGGCTCACTGCAAGGTTGCTGATGGCTGGTCGATGGGCGAGCCGTTCGTTCATGATGGCTGGCAGTTGTGGTGCACGGTCAACTTCTATCGGGTGAAGCCTGGGGCGAAGTTTGATCCGCGTCGGCCTGCTGGTGCGCCGATGTTCACGAATCGTCGTGGCTTGGTGGTTGGCCCGCAGAAGACGGGTAAGTCGCCTTGGGGTGCGTCGATTGTGACGTTTGAGGCGGTTGGTCCGTGCATCTTCGCGGGCTGGGCCGCTGGTGGTGAGGTGTACCGGTGTGAGGACTATGGCTGCTCGTGTGGCTGGTCCTATGTGTATGAGCCGGGTGAGCCGATGGGCATGCCTCGGCCGATGTCCACGATTCAGTTGTTGGCTACGGCTGAGGATCAGACGGATAACGTCTACCGGCCGTTGCAGGAGATGATTCGTCGCGGGCCGTTGCAGGAGCAGATGAAGGTCCGTGAGGGTTTCATTCGGTTGCCGAACAATGGGCGGATTGACCCGATCACGTCGGCGCCGAACTCGAAACTAGGTAACCCGATCCACTTCGCTCTGGCGGATGAGTCGGGGTTGTACACGGGCAAGTTGCTCAAGGTGTGGCAGACGATGCGCCGTGGGTTGGCTGGTATGGGTGGCCGCGGGTTGGAGATTACAAACCCGTGGGACCCGATGGACAACTCGGCGGCGCAGCAGACGTTCCAGTCGCGGTCTGAGGACCTGTTCCGGTTTTATCGCCGGCCGCCGTCTGGTTTGGATTTCACGTTGAAGCGGGACCGGCGCAAGGTCTTGTCTTATGTGTATGAGGGTTCGCCGTGGGTGGATCTGAATGCGATTGAGGCTGAGGCCGCGGAGATTGTTGCTACGGACCCGGCTCAGGCGATGCGGTTCTACGGGAACATGCTGGTGCAGGGTCTTGGGTCGTTCATGCCTGAGAACTTGTGGGACGCGACGGCGATTGATTTCGCGGTGGAGCCGGGCGAGAAGGTTGCGCTTGGTTTTGATGGTTCGCGTTCTGGTGACTGGACGGCGCTGCGTGCTGAGACGATTGAGGGTCATCGGTTCACGCCGACGTATGGGCCTGATTCGCGGCCGGCGCATTGGAACCCTGCTGAGTGGCCTGATGGTCGCATTCCTCGTGGTGAGGTGAAGGCGGCTGTTGCTGAGGTGTTCGCCCGGTATCGGGTGGCTCGGATGTATGTGGACCCCAGGCATTGGGAGACGCAGGCGGATCAGTGGGCGTTGGAGTTCGGTGAGGACGTGGTGGTGCAGTGGCCCACGAACGTTATCAACCGGATGTTTGAGGCGTTGACTCGGTATATCGAGGACACCGCTGAGCGGGCCACTACGCATGATGACCACCCGGATTTGCGGGTGCACGCTTTGAACGCCAGGAAGGTCGCTAAACCGGGCGATAAGTACATCCTGGGTAAACCGTCTGAGCACCAGAAGATTGACGTTCTTATGGCCGACGTGCTGGCCCATGAAGCGGCTGCCGATATGCGCGCCTTGGGCTGGTCTAAGCATGACGAGCCGGTTTATTTCCGACTTCCACGTTGAGCGAAAGGGGGCGATGGCCTCGTGGCTCTAACCCCCAATGAGATTGCAACGCTGTCTGACTTGCATGACAGGCTTCAGGCGACGGCTATGTCTGATGAGAGGCTGTTGCGGTATTACCTGGGCCAACAGCGGGTCGAGCAGTTGGGTATGGCGATCCCGCCGTCTATGCGCCGGTTCTTGGTAGTGGTGAACTGGCCGCGGGTGCTGGTGGACACAGTGGAGCGCAGGCAGAAGTTGCGTTCGCTGATCCTGCCTGGTGAGGAGACCGCCGACCCTCAGTTGCGGGCCATCTGGGATGCGTCGAATATGACGGCGCAACTCAAGATGTTCAACCGTGACCGGATGATCTACGGGCGGTCGTTCCTGTCGGTGGGCACGAATGAGCGCGACCCGTCGTTGCCGTTGATGCGGGTTGAGTCGCCGCGTGAGATGGCGGTGAACATTGACCCGCGTCACGAGGTGGTCACTGAGGCCGCCCGGTTCTACGGCACTGACGCCAATGGTCAGGGTCCGACGCATGCGACTTTGATGGTTGAGGGTCAGACGGTGTGGGTGGTCCGTGAGCGTGGCCGCTGGGAAGAGGTTGGCCGCGACCGTCACGGGTTGGATGTTGTGCCGGTGTTGGTGCACCTGAACCGGCGTTTGACGGGGTCGTGGGAGGGCGAGTCGGAGATGACCGACATCATCCCGATCACTGACTCTGCTGCCCGGACGATGACGAATATGCAGTTTGCGGTGGAGTCCAAGGGTGTGCCCCGCATGTGGATGACCGGTGTCTCACGTGGTGAGTTCATTGGTGCTGATGGTGAGCCGATCCCGCAGTGGGAGGCGTATTACGACGCGATCCACACGTTGACCTCGAAGGATGCCCGGGTGGGGCAACTTGAAGGTGCGGACGTGTCGAACTTTGAGACGGCGTTCAACTTGTATGGGCGGCAGGCGGCGACGCTGACTGGTTTCCCTGCCCGCTACTTTGGTTTGCACACTTCCAACCCTCCGGCTGAGGGCGCCATGCGTGCCGATGAGGCGCAGTTGGTGGAGTCGGTGGACGGCCAGAACGAGGAGGTTGGCACCACGCTTGGGTGGGCTGGCGCTTTGGCGTTGCGGTTCTCCACTGGGCAGTGGGTTGAGGGTAACCGGGTGCGCGTTGATTGGCATGACCCGGGGACTCCAACGCAGGCGCAGCGGATGGATGCTTTGGTGAAGGCCCGCCAGGTTGGCGTGTTGTCCCGTGAGGGTTTCTGGGATGAATTGGGCTGGTCTGAGGCCAGGAAGGCCAAGGAGCGGGCTTACTTCCGTGCTGAGCGGGTAGATGAGGCTGACCCGTATGTGTTCGACTCCGGCCCTGCCGCTGAAGAGGCTCCGGTCGCGGCGGCGTCCGCCGAGGATGCTGATGAGTTGAAGAAGCGTTCCGAGGCTATGGGTGTGCTGATCCGTTCCGGTGTGACGCCCGAGGATGCCGCTCGTGAGGCTGGGATCACTGGGGTGAAGTTCCGTCCGGGTGTGCGCCCGATCACCCTTCGTGGCGACGACGAGTAGTCCATGGCTTCGCCGCCCGCTGAGCGGTACGCCCGCTTACAGACCGAGGAGATAGCCGCCGCCACAGCCGCCGCCGAAAGGCTGTGGTCCCGCATGACTGTGGCTGACATTGACGGCTCGTGGGAGGACGTGGCCCCGCAGTTGAATCGGGTTGCGACCACGGGCCAGAACCGTGTCGGCTCTCGCGTCGATGGCAACTTCGAGGAGATCCTGATCGCGACCGGCAACCGTGCCGCGGCGACACCAGTGGCGCGGGTGAACCCGGAGGCGATGACCGGGTGGGCTGGTGACGGTCGCCCGGTGCACACGTTGCTCAACCATGCACCGGCACGGGCTAAGGCGTTGATCGCGGCAGGCTTCCCGGCGTTCGAGGCGATGCGTAGGTCTGGGACGTTCGTCGCTAAGGCTGTCGCCACGGTGGTGGGTGACACGGCTCGGCACTCCGAGTCGTTGAGTATGGCTGTGAGGCCACGGGTTACGACATACGTTCGCATGATCGAACCTGGGGCGTGTTCACGGTGTGCGATCCTCGCCGGCCGTGAGTATCGGGGCAACCAGGGATTCGAGCGGCACCCGGCTTGCCGCTGTACGCACATACCGGCGGTTGAGGCCATCGAGGGTGACCCGCTGCTGGACCCGAAGGCATACTTCGATTCACTGTCTGTTGAGGACCAGGACCGGATCTTCACTACCGCTGGCGCTGAGGCTATCCGCGCCGGTGCCGACCCTGCGCAGGTGGTCAACGTGCGTCGGGGAATGTCCACTGCGCAGCCCCACGAGGCCCGCGGCTGGCGGGCCAGGGGAAGGCAAGCCCCGGAGGCCGACGGGCTGTATACGACCACTGAGGGCGCCACGAGCCGCGGGCGAGCCTACGAGCACCTGGCTACTGACTGGGACCGTGAGCGCGTACAGGAAGTGTGGCACTTCGCTTCCACGCCTCGGCTGATGCCCGAATCCATTGTCGAGATGGCAACGAACCGTGACGAGTTGATCGAACTCCTCACGGCCAACGGCTACATCCTTTGACCCCCCGCCCACGCGACGTGGCCGGGTTTCACCTCCAGCGATTGGGGAGCAGTAACGATGCCTGACAGCACCGACGAGCAAGTTGAGCCGCAGGAGCCCGCGACGGGTACCGAGCAGGTCAACGGTGAGGCCCAGGACGAGTCCCTGGGAGAGTCCGGGAAGAAGGCTCTGACTTCAGAGCGCGAAGCCCGCAAAGAGGCCGAGAGGGAACTGCGTGCCGCGCAGTCTCGCCTAAAGGAGATTGAGGACGCCCAACTGAGCGACCTTGAGAAGGCCCAGAACGAGGCGAAGGAGTGGAGGAGCAAGGCGGAGGCCGCGACGGCCGAAACCCTGCGCTACCGCATCGCCGCCAAGTACAGCATCTCCGAGGAGGACGCTCAGACGTTCCTCACCGGAACTGATGAGGAAACCCTCACCAGGCAAGCCGAACGTCTCCATGCGCTTGCCAGGCCGTCAGGCTCACCCGCCCCGGACCCCTCGCAAGGGGCTAGGGGCACTCCCACGAAAACAACTCCGGCTCAGCAGTTCGCTGACGCGTTCGCTGGCCG